GAGCGTGCCGTCGCGTCGGGCAAGCGCCAGGCGTCGATCCGCAAGTACCGCGAGGCGCTCGCTGCTGAGCAGGAGCGTCGTCGTCGGGTCCGTGACGAGTCGAAGTGGAGGTGACACCTGATGCCCAAGCCGATCCTCTGTGAATCGTGCGATGGCCCGATCAACCCCCAGACGGGGGAGTGCCGCTGCTCCGACTGACCCTGCCCGCCACCTTGTCTCGACTCCCGGAAGGAGCCGCACCTCGTGCCCTGGACCCGATCTGGCGACAACGCCGCCACCTATCCCGCGATGATGTCGATCGCGGGTGACCCTGCCGCTGACGAGCGCACGGTCAACGAGGTGTTCGGGTGGGTCATGCGGTGCGCGTTCCAGTCGGCCGCTCATCTGACCGATTACGCGATCGACGCCGGCACGGCCCACATGCTCGGCGGGTCGCGCACGGTCGAGCTGATCCGGCTGTGCGTCGACGCCGGCGTCCTGACGCCGACCACGACGTCGCGCGGCCACCAGGCCTGGACCCTGCTGCAGGACCCGGAGTTCATTCACATCCGTCTCCGCGAGGAGATCGAGTGGGAGCGTCAGCAGCGCAACGACACCCGAGACCCCGCGCTGGCCGTGCCGGTGCGGCGCCGTGACGGCGACAACTGCCGCTGGTGCGGGGTCTTGGTGCAGTGGCGCGGGAAGAAGACGAACCGCACCGCGACGCTCGACCACCTCGAGCCGGGCAAGGCCGGGACCGTCGCCACGCTCGCCGTGGCGTGCCTCGGCTGCAACTCGGCCCGCAAGAACAACCCGGAGCTCTGGGCGGACAACCACACGCTGCGCGCCGAGCCGACGGCCCCGCGCTACGGCAAGTGGACCGCGAAGTTCCTGAGCGACAACGGGTGGCCCACCGAACCCAACGTCTTGTCCGACGACGACGCAGCGCCACAGGCAGCAGCGGACCCCGCACCCACCCCCGGTGTGCGACCCGCAGCGCCGGCAGCAGCAGACCCCGCACGCCCTCCGGCTGTGCGACCTGCAGCGCCACCGGCCGCAGCGCGGCCCACCACCCCGCCGAAGTCGACCCCGAAGTCGACATCGCAGGTCGTCAGAACGAGTAATGCCGGGTCGGGTCGGGACACCTCGGGTTCTGCCTACAGGAACCACCAGGGCACCTCCGGCTCACCACCCGCCGTCAGCCCCCACCAGCCCACACCCCACGCCCCACGCCCTCGCCGTAGACGAGGAAAGCGTGGAGGTCGCCCTCGCCCTACCGATGGAGGAACCTCGTGATCCCGACCTGCGACCGGCACGCCTGGGAGCAGAACCCGGCCGCGCCCCACGGCCACGGCTGGCAATGCTCCACCTGCGGCACCGCCACCGTCGGGTGCCTGCACTGCGGCCACCCCGTCGCCGAGCCTCAGCGCACCGCGTGCACCCGATGCATCGACCGCGGCCGCCGGCTCGTCACCGACATCCAGGACGACCTCGCCCGGTTCCCGTTCACCGTCCTCGAGGCCGCCGGCCTCCGCTCCACCCGCTACGACATGACCGGCACCTCGAGCACCAAGGACGACGCCCGGCTCCCGTTCGGGTTCGACGCCATCACCGAGGACCCCCACGACGCCCGCATCACCGCGGCGAAGTACCCCTCGACCGCGCTCGACATCCTGCGCAGCTGGGCCACGCTGTGGGCCGAGACCCGCGGCGAGCAGCTCACCCACGGCCACCTCGACTACCTCACCGCCCGCACCACCTGGGCCATCGAGAACCCCGACGCCTCCGACTGGCACCAGTACGCCGACGAGGCACGAGACGTCCGCGCCACCGTCCGCCGCATCCTCGGCATCACCCCCGTCCCCGAGGGCACCCCCTGCCCCGACTGCGGCAGCCGCACCATCCGCGAGTGGCGACCCCGCGCCGACCACGTCTGGGCCACCGAGAACAGCCGCGGCTGGTCCCACCGCACCGGCACACCTACCGAGGGCCTGTCCGACGTCGTCCGCTGCACCCGCTGCACCCGCTCCTGGCAGACCCGCGCCCACCTCCACGTCTCGGCGCTCGCTGCCATGTCGGGGATGCCGCGCGTGCGGCCCGAGGCGCTGCTGACCTTCCGCCAGCTCGTCGACGCGTTCGCCGGCCGGGTGGACCGCCAGACGATCGCGACGTGGATCCACCGCCGGCACCTGCGACCGGTGCTCGGTCCGTGGCCCCGCTCGGAGAAGCGGGCCAAGACCCGGCCGAACGGCACGACCGAGCGGCTCTACCGGATGGTCGACGTCGACGTGCTCGCCTGCTGGCTCGAGGCGCACCGCGAGGAGACCGAGCGTGAGGAGCTCGCCCGTGCCGGAGCCTGACCCGTGGCGCTGCGGCGTCTGCGGGCAGCACCACCCCGTTCCATCCCTCGCCCGTGAGTGCGAGGCCCGACACGAGAGGATGACAGCATGACCACCCCGGCGAGCGTTGACGACTTCAACCGCAGGCTCTCCGACGCGCTCAAGGACGTGATGGCCGAGCACGACATCAACCAGACCGCCGTCGCCAGGCTGCTCGACAGGTCGCAGGGCTACGTCTCCCACCGCGTCAACTGCCGGGCGAACCTCAGCGCCGACATCATCGGCGGCGTCGCGCACCTTGCGCACATCAGCGGCCCGGCGATGCTCGCCGAGCTGACCGAGAGGATGTGGCGTCGTGCGGCGGGTGACCCCGCGAAGGAGGAGCCGAACCCATGACGGTCACCAATGATCCGACGGGCAGGCGGTCGACCTGCACGGTGTGCGGGCAGGAGGTCGAGGAGGCGCTGCTGCTCAAGGGCCTTCGGACTCGGGTGGTCGAGCGTGGCCGCGAGATGTTCACGACGTCGAAGGGCGTGCCGGTGTGGCGCACCCTTGACCGTGGCCACGCCTGCGCCGTGTGCCCGGGTAGCAGTGACGGCCGGCACCAGCCAGGGAAGACCAGGTGGGTGAGCGCCAAGTCCGCGCCGCCTTCGACCGATACGGAGAGGTGATCGATCAGGCATGGGATACATCGCGCACGACACGATCCTTGCGTCCACGTGGAAGACCGAGCAGCACGACGCGATCACGGCCTTCAGCGACTCACTCCCCGAGAAGTGGCAGCCGCTGCTGGTCGGACCCGTGCCGGCCCTGGTCGGCGGAGGCAGTTTCTGGGCGTTCATGCCGGATGGCTCGAAGGAAGGGTGGGACACGAGCAACGATGGCGACCTTCACCGAGACGCGTTCGTCCGTCTGCTCGGCGAGGTCAACGGCACCTTCGTCGGGGTCTGCTGGGGTGGCGACTACGGCATCGAGGTGGGTGCGATGGTGATCGTCAGCAGCGATGGCTGAGCGTTCGCACGCGAGCGCGCGTGCCGGCGACACGCCCACGAGCGACGTGGTAGCGCAGAGTGGCTCGGACGTGTCATGATTCGCCTGAAAACGGTTCGGGGTTTCTGCACACCCTGAATCAGATACGAAGCCCCGCCTCGGGTTAGCCAGGCGGGGCTTCGTCATGCAGGGGGTGAGCCGATGCCGTGCCTGGACTGTGGCCGGCCCGGTGTCCGTGGCCGCTGCGACGACTGCAAGCGAGGCCGCGACCGAGCACGCGGCACCAGACAGCAGCGTGGGTACGACGGCGAGCACGACGAGCTCCGCGCAGCGTGGCAGGAGCGGATCGACGACGGCGAGCTCGTGCGATGCGCCACCTGCCCCACGGTCATCACAGGCCGCGCCTGGGACTTGGGCCACGCGCCTGGCGACCGCTCCCGCTACCTCGGGCCACAGTGCAGGCCGTGCAACCGAGGCCACGCCACCACCTGACCACCCCCCGGGGGGCGGTCGAAAGTCGGGCATACCCCACAGACGAGGACCCGCGCCCCGCTGTCTGCACGCGCGCTCAGGTTGGAACCGTTTTTTTGCCCGGTTTGATTCTTGTTGCCCCGGTCTGAGGGTGGTTCTGAGGGGGTGATCGCCCGTGCCTGGTCCTCCGAAGACGCCGCTCGAGGAGCGTCGACGCAAGGGCCGCACGCCCGGGCGGGACTCCGGAGGGCGCAAGCTGCCGGACCCGGAGAACGTCGTGCCGCTGCGGGGTGTCGACGGCACCATGCCATCGCCGCCGCCGTCGCTGGCCGAGGACGGTCCCGGCGCCGAGCGGTGGACGCGGATCTGGCGCGAGGCGAAGTGGCTGTCTCCTGCAACCGACCGCGACGTCGTCGTCCGCCTGTGCGAGGCCGAGGACCTGTACGCCGGCATGGCCAAGGCGCTCGCGGGCGAGGGCTTCTACGTGACCGGCTCTCAGGGCCAGCTCCGGCCCAACCCGCTGCTGTCCCAGCTGCGCGCGACCGCCGCGCAGATGCTCCAGCTCGAGCGCGAGATCGGTCTGACGCCGGCGGCCCGCGGGTCGCTCGGCGTCGGCGAGGTCAAGCCGGCGGGCGAGGCGTCCAACCCCCTGACCGAGATCCTTCTGCGCGCCGCAGAGCGCGGGACGCGGAGGGCCGGTGGCTAGCAACCCGTGGGCGACGGCGCGGCCGCGGTGGCTGACGCCCGTCACGCCTGCGGAGATGCGCCGCGGCGACGGCGATCTGTACGCCGACCTCATCGGCGCGACGTGCCGGATCACGAAGGACTCGATCGCGGGCGGGGTCGGCGAGCTGCTCAGGGTTCGCCCGTTCCAGCGTCAGCTGCTGCGCCGGGTCTTCGCCCGGCGTGCCGACGGGTTCCTGCGCCACCGCACGGGCCTGATCGGGGTCCCGCGAAAGAACGGCAAGTCGGAGCTCGGAGCCGGCATCGGCGTCGGCGGCCTGCTGCTCGGCCCTGCCGGCGGCGAGATCTACAGCTGCGCGGGCGACCGCGAGCAGGCGTCGATCATCTTCAAGACCGCCAAGCGGATGATCGAGATGGACCCGTACCTGTCCGAGGTCATCAAGACCTATCGGAACGTGATCGAGGTCCCGGCCACCGGCACGACGTACCGCGCGCTGTCCGCCGAGGCGTTCACCAAGGAAGGCCTGAACCCTCACCTCGTGCTGTTCGACGAGCTGCACGTGCAGCCGAACCGCGAGCTCTGGAACGTCATGCAGCTCGCCATGGGCGCGCGCGTGGAGCCGCTCATGGTGGCGCTCACGACCGCGGGCGTCCGCACGGACCGCACGGGCGGGGATTCGATCTGCTACGCCCTGTACAAGCACGGCGTCGACGTCGCCAAGGGCCTGGTCGACGACCCCACGTTCTTCATGGCGTGGTGGGAGCCGTGGCGCGGCGTCGAAGCGCCGCACGACGACGTCCGCACCTGGCGCGAGTCGAACCCCGCGTTCGACGACCTGGTCGCCGCGGCGGACTTCCGCTCGACCGTGGTCCGGACCGAGCAGAACGAGTTCCGGATCAAGCGCACGAACCAGTGGGTGGCCTCGGGCAAGGTGTGGCTGCCGCACGGCGCGTGGGACGCGATCGAGGACCGGGACCGCTACCCCGGCGGGCCGCCGGACGGCGTGAAGGTCGTCGTCGGGCTCGACGGTTCCAAGACGGGCGACACGACGGCGCTGATCGGCGTGACGGTCGAGGAGCGGCCGCACATCTTCGTGCTCGGCATCTGGGAGCGGGATCCGTTCGACCCCAACTGGCGGGTGCCCCGCGCCGAGGTGAAGAACACCCTGCGCGAGGCACGGGCCCGCTGGGACCTCGTCGAGGCGCCCTGGGACGACTACCTGTGGCAGGACGCGTTCACCGAGCTCCAGGAGGAGGGCATGCCCGTCGAGGCGTACCCGCAGACCCCGGAGCGGATGGGCAAGGCGACGCAGCGGTTCTACGAGATGGTCACCACCAAGGCGATGACCCAGGACGGCCATCGAGGGCTCGCACGTCACGTGGCCGACGCGGTGCCGAAGCCGACGTCCCAGGGCTTCGCCCGCATCGTCAAGGAGACCCCGGACTCGCCCCGCCGCATCGACGGCGCGGTCACGACGATCTTCACGCTCGACCGCGCGGTCTGGCATGCATCTCAGCCGGTCGACACCGGCCCCAACATCTGGTGAGAGGAGGCCTCGGTGGCAACGACTTACTTCGTGGCCGGCCTGCTGCTCGTCGCGCTCGCCGTCGGCTTCCTCGCCGGCGCCTGGTGGGGCGTGCTGGCCGCCGGCGTCGAGCTGGTGGCCCTCGGCGTGCTCGAGCAGGCCGCCGCAGCGCAGCGGCCGCGGCCGCCGCGGGAGGGTGAGCAGTGAGGGGCGCGCTGCGCGCGCTCGCTGGCATGGCCACCCGGAACGTCGAGGACCCGGGCAGCCCGATCACGGGGGCGTCCGCGATGGGCGCGGCCTCCGACCTGTGGTCCGGGAGCCGTGGGAACGGCGACCCGATGCGGACGGTGGCGGGCCTGCGCTGCGTGCAGATCCTGTCTTCCGGCGTGGCCGGCTGCCCGCTGAACGTCACCAACCGCGCGACCCGTCACGACGTCAGCATCCGCGCGCTGGAGCAGCGCGTCGACGGCGGCGTCACAACGCCGTTCGAGATGTGGGAGACCGTCGTCGCACACCTCGCGACGCGAGGCAACGGATACGTGCGCAAGGTCCGGACCCGCGACGGGCGCCTCACCGCGCTCGTGCCGATCCACCCCGACCGGGTCGACGTCAAGATCGCCGACGGCAGCGCCGTCGGCCTGCCGTGGGTGAAGAAGTTCGAGGTCGACGGCGGCAAGGTGTCGCTGACGACGAACGAGATCATGCACATCCCCGGCCTGTCGATGGACGGCATCAAGGGCATCAGCGTCATCGAGAACCTGCGACGCACGTTCGAGCTCGCCGACTCGGCCGAGCGCGTCGCGTCCAAGATGTTCGACGACGGCCTGCTCACCCAGGGCTTCCTGCACACCGACCAGGACATCGACCAGGAGAAGGCCGACATCCTGCGGGCCCGGTGGCGCGCGAAGACCGGCGTCGACAACGCCCACGACGTGCTCGTGCTCGACAAGGGCGCGAAGTTCGAGACCCTGACCCTCTCGCCGTCGGACGCGCAGTTCCTCGAGACGCGGAAGTTCTCCACCTCCGACATCGCCCGGATCTTCGGCCTGCCCGGCTGGATCGTCAACGACCAGGAGAAGTCGACGTCCTGGGGCGCGGGCATGGAGCAGCAGTTCATCGCCTTCGTCGTCATCACGCTGCAGCCGTATTTCAAGCGGATCGAGCAGCGCGTCACCCGGGAGATCTGCGACCCCAAGACCGAGAAGGCCGAGTTCAAGGTCGAGGGCCTCCTGCGCGGCGACTCCAAGAGCCGTGCCGCCTTCTACGGCTCCGGCATCCAGCACGGCTGGCTCGTGCCGAACGACATCCGCCCGCTCGAGGACCTGCCGCCTGTCCCGTGGGGCAACGAGCCCTACCGCCCGTACAACGAGTCCGCCGGAGCGCAGGCGGCCGACGACGACGCCAGCACCGGAGGCGAAGATGACGACGACGACGAGTGAGCGCCGGCGGTCCGCGGGCCTGTCGAACGTGCTCGAGCACCGCACCCGGGCGCTCGCGGCCACCGACGCGTGCCTGCTGCGCGCGGACAGCGACGACGACGCGGCCCCGCGGTTCAAGGGCCACGCCGCGGTGTTCAACAGCCGCACGACGATCGGTGACCCGTTCCGGTGGGGCTGGTACGAGGAGATCGGCTCGTCGGCGTTCGACAAGACGCTCGCCGAGGGCGACGCCCGGTTCCTGATCGACCACGACACCTCGCTGCTCGTGGCGCGGGTCTCGGCGGGCGACCTGCGGCTGCGCACCGACGACGTCGGGCTCGACACCGACGCCGACCTCGACACCGAGCTGTCCTACGTGCGCGACCTCGTGCGCAACCTCGAGAAGCGCCGCATCACCGGCATGAGCTTCGGCTTCTACGTCGTGCGCGACACCTGGACCTCCGAGGAGGTCGAGATCGAGGTCAACGGCAAGACGCAGACCGTCGCCGTCGACGTGCGCACGATCGACGAGGTGCGCCTGCTCGAGGTGTCCGCGGTGACGTTCCCCGCCTACGAAGACACCGACGCCGGCCTGCGCGCCGACGTCGCCGCCGAGATCCGCACGGCCCGCGGCCTGCCACCGCGCGACCCCAACGCTTCCCCGGCGCTCGCTGGGGACCGTCCCGCGCCGTCCGACGAGGACACCCGGGACACCACCGACCCCGCGCCGGCACCTGCCACCCGGGGTTTCGACTGGCGGCTCGCGGACGACCGCGCCGTCGCGCTCAAGGCGCGCTTCCGGCTCTGACCGCAGGCGCCGAAACCCCACACCCCAGGCCCGCCGAGGCGGGCCTTCGTCATGCCGGGAGGCAACCATGACCAGCGCACGCATGCGCAACCTGCTCGAGTCCCGGGCCCAGGCCTGGTCGCAGGTGCAGGACATCCAGGCCCGTCGCGAGCGTGACGGCTACGAGTCGACGCAGGAGGACGGCGAGACCTACACCCGCGCCCTCAACGACGTCGACCGGCTCAGCAACGAGATCGAGCAGGAGGAGCGCGCCCAGCGCCTCGACTCGGTCATGAACGCCCCGGCCCCCGGCCAGGGCGACACCAACCCCCGCCCCGAGGACCGGTCGGGCAACGCCGAGAAGTACGAGCGCGCGTTCTCCCACTACCTGCGCCGCGGCATGGCCGGCATGACCCCCGACCAGCTCACCCTCATGGAGCGCAGCCTGGTCGAGGACCCCGAGCTGCGCGCCGGCGCCGCTGGCGTCGACGCGGCCGGCGGCTACACCGTCCCGGACGGCTTCGTGGCGAAGATGACCGAGTCGCTCAAGGCCTACGGCGGCATCCTCGGTCTCGCCGAGGTCCTCAACACCTCGAGCGGCAACGACCTGCGGTGGCCGTCCAACGACGACTCCGCGAACGTCGGCGCGATCGTCGGGGAGAACACCCAGGTCACCGAGCAGGACTTCACGTTCGGCAACGTGGCCCTCGGCGCGTACATGTACACGTCGAAGGTCGTCCGGCTCTCCTTCCAGCTCCTGCAGGACTCCGCGTTCGACCTCAACGCGTTCGTCGCCCGCAAGTTCGGTGAGCGCATCGGCCGCGCCGCGTCGGCGCACTTCGCGTCCGGCACGGGCACCGGCCAGCCCAAGGGCCTGAACACGGCCACGAACGTCCTGGTGACGGGTGCCGCGACCACGGCGATCACCTACGACAACCTCGTCGACCTCGAGCACAAGATCGACCCGGCCTACCGCGGCCGCGCTCAGTACGTCGTGCACGACGACGTCGTGCGGGCGGTCCGCAAGCTCAAGGACGGCCAGAACCGTCCGCTCTGGGTGCCGGCGATGGCGGGCGGCGTGCCGTCGACCATCAACGGGCAGCCCTACACGGTCGACAACTCGCTCCCGGCGCTCGCGGCGGGCAGCAAGTCGGCGATCTACGGCGACATCGCCACCGCCTACGTCGTCCGCGTCGTCAGGGGCGGCCAGACGCTGCGCCTCACCGAGCGGTACGCCGACTACCTGCAGGTCGGGTTCCTCGGCTTCCAGCGCATCGACGGCACCATCCAGGACAACGCCGCGGTCGCGGTCCTGCACCAGGCCGCCGGCGCCTGATCGACCCACCACACGAGAGGGCGGCGGCCCGTGGCCGCCGCCCTCCCGCATTTGCCACCACCCGCACGAACGAGGAGGTCGTCATGACCGGCAAGACCACGAACGCAGCCCCCGGCAAGGCCATCGAGACCCCCGAGGCGCGACGCGACCAGGTCGCGGCCGTCTCCTACCGCGCCGACGGCACCCCGGACCAGACCAAGGACTTCGACGTCATCATCGACGAGAAGCCCGAGTCCGAGAAGGACTGACCGGTGCCGCTGCCCGAGGACGAGGCGAAGTGGTTCGTCACGCCGACCGAGCTCGCGGACTGGATGAAGGCGTCGCAGCTGGCCGAGGACAAGCACCTCATCGAAGCCCTCGGGTCTGCGCTCGAGTGGACCACCGACCAGGTCGGCCCGCTCGAGCACGCCGCGTGCACCTACAGCGTGTGGCCCTCGGGGCGCTCGCTGGTGCTGCCGGACACGCACCTGGAGAGCGTGACGTCGGTGACCGACCCCCGCGGGACGGTCATCGACGTCCCGCCCGAGCGCGTGAATCTACTCGCCGGCGTGATCGAGGTGTCGGCGAACGCCCCGCTCCGGCGCGGTACCTGGACGGTCGTGGCCACGACGCGCGAGCACGGCCACAACGTCCGCCTCGCGGTCAAGATCATCGCCTCGCACCTGTACGAGCCGCGCCGTGGCCGTGCCGCGACGCAGGTGACGGCGGCCGCGATGGGCCAGGCCACACCGGTGGGTGACGGGACCCCGTCGCCCGGCTTCGCGATCCCTCGGCGCGCGACCGAGCTGCTCCGCCCCGTGCAGCGACCGAGGGGGTTCTGACGTGTCCGCGCTGACCCGCATCGACGCCGTCGTGGATGCGCTCGTCGAGCTGTGCCGCACCGCTACCGGCCTGCAGGTCGTCGACGGGCCGTTCGTCGGCGAGCTCGACGACAACGTCCTGATCCTGGGGGTGCCCGACGGCAGCACGCCGGGCTACACCACGACCCCCACCCGCCAACAGGGCATGGGCCGAGCACACCTGCGCGAGGCGTGGGAGGTGCGCTGCCTGCTGTCACTGTCCGGCGGCGACGACGTCCACGCCCTGCGCGCACAGGCCGCCGCGCACATTGGGGCGCTCGACGACGCGCTGCGCGACGTGTCGGCCGCCAGCCTTGCGTGGGACCGCGCCGGCGTCGCCGGGTCGAACATGTCGTGGGTCCCGGTGCAGGGCCCCACCGGAGCCGTGATGGCGGTGCTGTTCTCGTTCGAGGGCGAGTCGCTGCTGTGAGTGGTGACGGTCTCGACCTCGCCGAGGTCCAAGGGCTCGCGGCGCGACTCGCCCGGATCCCCAACGACTTCCGGCGTGAGACGCGCAAGGCGCTGCAGCCGGTGGGCCAGCGGATCCTGCGCGACGCCCAGGCCAACGCTTCCTGGTCGTCTCGGATCCCTGCGGCGATCGCGCTGCGGGTGACGCTCGCCGGACGTCGGCCGGGCATCGCCCTGCGTGTCTCCGTAGGCCAGGCGCCCCACGCCCGTGTCTTCGAGGGCCTGCTCGGCGACACGTTCCGCCACCCCCTGTTCGGTGACGAGCCCTGGTACGCCCAGGCAGCCCGCCCCTACGCCCTCCCCGCCGTGGTGGCCGGCGGCGAGCAGATCGCCGAGGAGATCGGCCGCGTCGTCGACGCGATCCACGCCAAGGCCGGACTGACCTGAGGAGGTCCACATGCGCGACCAGGTGACCATCTACCACCCGACCACCGGCGGCAGCGCCCGCGTTCACCCCAGATCCGTCGAGACCTGGGAGCGGGCCGGCTGGACGACCGAGAAGCCGGCCGTCGAGCGCGCCGCGGAGCCGGCCGAGCCGCCCACGGAGCTCACCCCGCACGGCCGCCCAGCGCCACGGGCGCCCAAGACCCCGGCAGAGCCGGACACCCAGGGCGACGGCGACGCCGCGTCCCACACCGAGTGAGAGGAAATACCCATGCAGGCTCTGCCCCGCTCGGAGCGGTTCTTCGCTCCGGAGATCAGCAAGGTGCTGTTCGCGGCCGACCTCGCCGACCCCGAGGCGTACACGCGCGTCGAGGCCGAAGCGTCGATCGACCTGACCAACGAGATCGCGGACCTGTCGGGCTTCGCGGTCACCTCGGGGATGATCGACACCCCCGACATGGGCTCGCGGTTCACCAGCCAGATCGGCGGACGGACCTCGGCCGAGGCCTCGTCGATCACGTTCTACGCCGACAAGGCCGGCAACGACGTGCGCACGGTGCTCTCGCGCGGCACGACCGGCTTCCTGATCTTCATGGACGGCGGCGACGTCCCGGGGCAGCCCTCGGACATCTACGCGGTCCAGGTCTCGTCCGTCGGCAAGGTCCGCTCGGTCGGTGACCAGGCGTTCCAGGTCACGATCTCGTTCGCCATCACCAGCGAGCCGGCCGAAGACGTCGACATCCCCGCGGCGGCCTGATCCATGTCGATCAAGGAACGGCTTGCGGCCAAGGTCCGCCGCACCGTCACCGTGCCGGTCCAGGTCTCCGACCCTGGGCCGGTGCGGGACGACGTCGCCAAGCACGAGAACCGGCTCACGGTGCTGCAGTTCGTCAACGACCCGACGCCCGAGGTCGAGCGGCAGATCAAGGCCGCCAAGGCCGACCTGGAGAAGGCTCGCACCGCGTTCCTCGAGCACTTCGTCGAGGTCGAGTTCGCCGCGGGCGACCCGGCCGACGTCGAGCGGATCCTGTCGACGCACACCGACGACAAGGGCGAGTGGTCCATCACTGCGGCGCCTGAGCTCGCGGCGATGTGCGCCACCGACCCGGACCTGCGCGACCCCGAGTGGTGGTCCGAGCAGCTCGAAGGCGGCGCCTGGTCGACCGGTGAGCGTGCCGCGCTGTGGAACGCGCTCATCACCCTGAACGTCGCGACCCCTCCGGAGCACCTCCCAAAAGGCTGACCCGTGACGGCCTGTTCGCGGCGCGCATGGCGTACTGCGGGCCCCGCGGCATCCCCCTGAGCGAGTTCCTCGGCTGGGAGCAGGGCGACCAGGACGCAGCGCTCACGTGGCAGGGCTACGAGTCCCGCCGGTGCCCCGGGTGCGGCTCCCACCCGGACGAGCCGCAGCGGCACTACCACGTCGACGTCTGCGCGACGTGCGTGCAGCTGGAGAAGGTCCGCGACTCCGAGGACGCCAAGACCAAGGGCGCGCACATCACATCCCAGCCAGGCACCAAAGGCACGTGCCTGCGGTGCAGGGCAGAGCTGGAAGCGAATCTCGTCAGGGGGTGACCGGTGAGCTCTCCTCGCGACGTCAACGTCCGCGCCAGCCTCGACCCGTCGAAGTACGAGGCGGGAGCCGAGCGGGTCACCTGGGCCACCAAGCAGATGCTCCGCCAGCAGGAGGCGGCCGACCGCAAGTGGCGCTCGATGCAGGGGGCGCACCAGGCGGCGCTCAACGACGAGGCGCGCCGGCAGGCCGCAGCCGCCAAGGCGGTCCAGGACGCCGAGAGCCGCAAGGCGATCGCCATGGACCGCACCGGCAAGGCGGCGCTCGCGGGTGGCGCGATGATCCTCACCGGGCTGGGCCTGGCGTCCAAGGCTGCGGTCGAGTGGGAGTCGGCGTGGACCGGCGTGACCAAGACGGTCGACGCCGACGCCGAAGGGCTGGCGAAGATCGAGAAGGGTCTGCGCGGCCTGACCGGCGTGCTGCCCGCGTCGCACCAGGAGATCGCCGCGGTCGCGGAGGCCGCGGGCCAGCTCGGCGTCCAGTCGACCGCCATCGTCGGGTTCACCCGCACGATGATCGACCTCGGCGAGACGACGAACCTGTCGGCCGACACGGCGGCGACGGCGATCGCGCAGATGGCCAACGTCATGGACCCGGCGCTGCTGCAGTCGGGCGATGGCGTGCAGCGTCTCGGCTCGACCCTGGTCGCGCTCGGCAACGCCGGCGCGTCGACCGAGGCCGACATCATGGCCACGGCGACCCGGATCTCCGGTGCGGGCAAGCTCGTGGGAGCCGGCGCCGACGAGGTGCTGGCGCTCGCGTCCGCGCTGACCTCGATGGGCATCACGGCCGAGCTCGGCGGTGGCGTCGCCTCGCGCGTCCTGCAGGACCTGTACACGGCTGTCTCGTCGGGCGGTGCCGAGCTCCAGGGCTTCGCCGACGTGGCCGGCCTGTCGGCCGGCCAGTTCGCCGAGGCCTTCCGCGCCGACCCGGTGCGGGCGCTCGCGGCGTTCGCGAGCGGGCTCAACGGTGTGGAGGCGTCGGGCGGCAACGTCGTGCAGACGCTGCGCGACCTGGGCTTCACGTCCAGCGAGGAGCAGCGGGTGCTGCTCCAGCTCAAGGGCGCCCAGGACCTGCTCGTCGACTCCCTCGACCTGGCGAACGGCGCGTGGCAGGAGAACGCCGCGCTGGTCGCGGAGGCCGCCAAGCGGTACGACACGACCGAGGCCAAGCTCCAGATCGCGCGCAACAGCCTCAACGACGCCGCGATCAGCATCGGCGACGCGTTCCTGCCGATGCTCGCCGACGCGGCCACCCAGGTTGCCGGGCTGGCGCAGGCGTTCGCGTCTCTGCCGCAGCCGGTGCAGCAGACGGTCGCCGCCCTGGGCAGCGTCGTCGGCGTCACCTCGATGCTCGCCGGCGGGGCGCTGCTGGTGGTGCCGCGCCTGGCCGAGGCCACGAAGACCCTGCGCGACCTCGGTGTCATCTCACCGCGGGTCGCGTCGGGCCTGGGCCGGGTCGCGACCGGCGCGTTGAAGGTCGGCGGCGCGGCCGCGGGGATCGCCACCCTGGCGACCGCGCTCGGCAGCATCGCTGAGGCCAACTACATGCGGCGCATCGACGAGGGCATGGGCCGCGTGGCCAAGGCCGTCGCCGAGGCGTCGAAGGCCTCGAACGCGGCCGGCCTCGACCAGATCTTCGTCGGCCGTGACGGCGCCGCGATCGTCGACCAGGTCGATTCGCTCGACGCCGCGCTGCGCCGCACGTTCTCCCCGGACGCCGGCCAGCGGTTCGACGACTGGGGTCAGCGCCTCGTGGCGGCCGTGACCCCGATCGAGGGCTCCACGCAGATCCTCGAGGACGCCTGGGGGCGTCTGGACCAGCAGCTGGCTGACATGGTCGGTGGCGGGAACACCGAGCTCGCCGGGCAGACCTTCGCCCTGGTGCGTGAGCGCGCCGTCGAGCTCGGCTACTCCGTCGAGCAGCTCGCCGCGATCTTCCC